TTAATTAAAAAATGATATGGCAATAAAGAAAAAAGATTTTAGTAGTATTAAAAAGAAGTTTTCTACTTCAGCAAAATATAAACCTCAGAGGTTTTTTGACTTAGGTGGTGAATTTTTAGATGCGGTTGGACTTCCTGGTCCTGCTATTGGGCATTTAAATATGTTCTTGGGTCATTCAGATACAGGTAAGACAACTGCTTTGGTAAAAACTGCGGTTGATGCTCAGAAAAAAGGTATCTTACCAGTGTTTATTATCACTGAACAGAAGTGGTCGTTCGAACACGCCAAATTGATGGGGTTCGAGTGTGAAGAAGTAGTTGATGAAGAAACAGGTGAATTAGATTGGGACGGATTTTTCCTTTTCAATAACGACTTTGAATATTTAGAACAAATTACTGATTACATTAATGACTTATTAGATGCACAAGAGAAAGGTGAATTAGATTATAGTCTTTGTATAATGTGGGATTCAGTAGGTTCAGTTCCTTGTAAAATGACTTTTGAAGGAAAGGGAGGCAAGATGCATACGGCCTCTGCACTATCCGATAAAATAGGTATGGGTATTAACCAAAGAATATCAGGAAGTAGAAGGGCAGATTCAAAACATGAAAATACATTGATAATTGTAAACCAACCATGGGTTGACCTACCTGACAATCCTTTCGGTCAACCTAAGATAATGGCTAAAGGTGGTAATGCGGTTTGGTTAAACTCATCATTGGTGTTCCTTTTTGGTAATCAAAAAAATGCTGGTACAACCAAAATATCTGCAGTTAAAGATAAACGAAAAGTTAGATTCGCATCTAGAACTAAAGTTTCGGTTATGAAAAACCATATCAACGGACTAGGATATGAAGACGGAAAAATTATAGTAACACCTCACGGATTCTTACCTGGTAAAGATACTACAGAAGAGAAAAAATCTATTGAAAAATATAAATCAGAACAATCAGAATATTGGAAAGAGATTATTGGTTCGGATGGTGAGTTTGACTTAAAAGAAGATAGGGGAGAATAAAAAAGTTATATTGTTCATACTTTTACTATATTTTAGTATATTTATTAATATGGGGAGAAAAAAAATAGATGAAAAAGATAAGAAGGTTAAAATTGGGGTTTCAGTTGAACCTCACATACCACCTTACCTTAAAGAAAAATCGATAAATATTTCTTCTTTGGTTAATAAATTATTGAAGAAATATATTGAAGATGAAAACAAAGGTTTGTAGTAAATGTAATATTGAGAAAAGTGTTGAGGAATTTGGTAAATCTTCAACCACTATGGGCTGAAGAGAATATGAAAAAGAGTGACAAAATTTTATTGTAAGAATCGGTGAGAAATCACCACAAAACAAAAAATGTGACTAAAACATTATTAGTTGACGGAAATAATTTATTAAAGATAGGATTTTACGGGGTAAAAGAGTTTTACCACGATGGAAAACACATCGGAGGATTATATCACTTCGTTAACACAATCAGAAGGTTCTTATCGGAACACAATTATGACAAAGTAATCGTTTTTTGGGACGGGGAAGATAACTCCTCCCAAAGACGACTTATTTTTCCTGAGTATAAGCAAAATCGCAAACAAACATTAAACGAATCCAAACGTGAATCTTTTGATTGGCAAACTCAAAGAGTTAAAACTTATTTGGAAGAAATGTTTGTGCGTCAGGTTTGTATTGATGGCACTGAAAGTGATGATTTGATAGCTTATTATTGTCAAATATCGGAAGGGGAGTATAAAACTATATTCTCTTCAGATAAGGACCTTACACAACTTATTTCTGATGATGTTGAGGTGTATCAACCAATGAAGAAGATAACCCTTAAGAAAGGAGATTTGATACCTCTTAAGGATATTTCAATACCACATCAGAACATTGTAACCTTTAAAATTATTTCTGGTGATAAATCTGATAATATTGATGGTATTCAATATATGGGTGAGAAAACATTTGTTAAATTATTTCCTGAGATAGTTGATAATGTGACTTCTGTTAACGATATTATACAACGAGCTGAAGAGTTACACAAAACGGATAAAGATAATCGAGCCTTACAAAACCTTTTATCGGGTAAAACTCGAAGGGGAATTTTTGGTGAAGAGTTTTTTGAAATTAACACAAAACTCGTAGATTTGTCTGAACCGTTGCTCACTGAAGAATCAAAAGAGACTATTGAACTCTACTATAAAGAAAATTTGGACCCTGATGGTAGAGGGTATAAGAATCTAATGAGAATGATGATGAGTGATGGAATTTTTAAGTATCTACCTAAACACGACAATGCTTGGGTGGAATTTTTAACCCCTTTTATGAAATTAACAAGAAAAGAAAAAAGAAGATTCAAAAACAAAAAAAGAAAATTATGAGAGAAAATAATGATTCAACAAAACTAGAATTCTTGCTTACACTTAATGAAAACATTATTGTGCAAAGATATTTTAATGTTAGAGGGTATAACCCTAAAGCTCGAGCAAGTATGGAGCTTCACGAATTGGTAAAATCAATTTCTGAAAAAATACAAAAAGATTTGAAGGACAAGGCTTCGGATTATATGTCTGAAAACGTAAACCTAATTCTTTCAAATCCAAGTGTTTTAACTACGTCAAATACTGAAGGTCCTGAGTATTTCAACATCTATATTCGTATTGGTGATGAGACAATTTGTCATAGAATTTGGGATGCGAAATTATACCCTCCTAAGACAAGATATACCGTGGACATACGCCCACACCTAAAAAAATTGCTTCGAGACCTATCTGACATTTTTTCAAGAGAAAAATTAAATCACACTTATCTCGATTATCGTTTAGTTTAACCATATTTATATTCTACAAACAAAGATTAAAGCTTATTAAATTATGTCAAAAGAAAAGAATTTTGGATACCTCGGAAACACATTTCAATTACAACTTCTCAATAACATCGTCTTATATAAAGACTTTGCAAATTCTATTGTAGATGTCCTCGAACCGAAATACTTTGACAATCAATATTTTAAGTTAATCATGCAGATGACTAAGGAGTATTATCACAAATATGAACATGCTCCTTCATTCTCAACTTTGGAACAAATTACAAAATCAGAAGTAACATCTCCTATGGCTCAAAAAATGGTCCTGGATATGTTAAATCAAGTAAAAGAGGCATCAAATGAAGGTCATCAATACGTTCAGGAGAAGTCTTTAAAGTTCTGTAAACAACAAGAACTTCAAAAAGTGATGAATAAGGCTCAAAAGATTATCGATAAGGGTGATTTTGAGTCTTATGATTACTTGGAAGAGATGGTTCGTGAGGCATTACAAGTTGGTGAAGTTGATACAGGAACTGCTGATGTTTTCTTTAATTTGGATGAGGTATTGGATGATGATTTCCGTCATCCTATCCCTATGGGAATAATTGGTATTGACAACCTTCTAAAGGGTGGGTTAGCGAAAGGTGAGATTGGTGTGATACTTGCTCCGACAGGTGTAGGTAAAACAACCGTCTTAAGTAAAATTTCAAATAACGCATTTAATTTAGGTTATAATGTCTTACAGATATTCTTTGAGGATAATCCTAAAATTATTCAAAGAAAACATTTCACAATGTGGACTAAAATTGCACCTGACAATTTGTCTTTACATAGGGATGAAGTAATGAGTAAAATTAAACAGATTAAAGAAAATGCACCTAATAGACTTATATTGAAAAAGTTACCTTCAGACCAGCTTACAATGAGTCAGATTAAAAATCAGATTCGTAAGATGATTGCTGAAGGGACAAAAATCGATATGGTGGTGGTAGATTATATTGATTGTATCGTCCCTGACCGAAATTTGGGTGACGAGTGGAAAAGTGAAGGTTCGGTAATGAGAGGTTTTGAATCTATGTGTCACGAGTTAGACATTGTAGGTTGGACCGCAACACAAGGTAACCGTTCATCTATTTCATCAGATGTGGTTACAACTGACCAAATGGGAGGTTCAATTAAGAAAGCACAAGTTGGTCACGTTATTATTTCTGTTGCCAAATCCCTACAACAGAAAGAAATGAACTTGGCGACAATTGCCATTACCAAGTCCCGAATAGGTAAAGATGGTGTTGTTTTTGAAAATTGCAAGTTCGATAACGAAATGTTGGAAATCGATACAGATTCGAGTGTTACCTTCTTAGGTTTGGAAGAACAAAAGGAAGAAAAAAACAAGGAACGTATTAAGGAGTTATTGGAAAAAAGAAAAAAAAGGGAGACTCCAAATAAATAATAAAAATTAAAGAGTATAAAATGGAAAGTTTAACTAATCAGGTAAACAGAGACCTTCGATATGTCATCAAAAGAAGTGGTGATAAGGTCTTGTTTCAAACAGAAAAAATTCAAATTGCAGTTTTGAAGGCTATGGAAAGTATCGACAAAGTTGATGAAGAAATGGCTGAAAAGATTGCAAGAATTTCTACAAAAGCAATTTTTAGAAATAATAAAGAACACGTTCCGCATGTAGACGAAATACATGATATGGTTGAGAATAAACTTATGGACAATGGTTTAAATGATGTTGCTAAAGAATACATAATTTATCGTTCAAAGAATCAACCAAATATTTTCTCAAAAAGAGTGAATTTAAAACCTTATGATTATCCTAATCTAAATGATTATGTGGATGCAATTCGTCACTCATATTGGGTTCATACAGAATTTAATTACACATCAGATATACAGGACTTTAAAGTTCATTTAAATGAAAAAGAAAGAACTGCGGTTGAAAGAGCGATGTTGGCAATTTCTCAAATTGAAGTTGCGGTTAAAACGTTTTGGGGAGACATTTATAAAAGAATGCCGAAACCAGAAATTGGTAATGTTGGTGCAACATTTGCGGAGTCTGAAGTTAGACATGCAGATGCGTATTCACACTTAATTCAACTATTGGGATTAAATGGTGAGTTTGAAAACTTACTTGAGGTTCCTGCTATTCGTAGAAGAATTAAATATTTGGAAAAGTCTATTTCAAATTCTAAATCAGTAGAAAACAGAGATTATTTTGAATCTGTTGTCTTATTCTCTATGTTTGTGGAGAATGTGTCATTATTCTCACAATTCTTAGTTATTATGTCATTCAACAAACACAAGAATATGTTGAAAGGTATCTCAAATGCTGTTGAAGCAACATCAAAAGAAGAGAATATTCACGCTGAATTTGGTTTTGATTTGGTTAATCTTATCAAACAAGAAAATCCACATTGGTGGACTGACCAATTGGTTGAAGACTTAATTTCGGCAACTATGGAAGCGTATGATGCTGAGACTGAAATTGTAAATTGGATTTTTGAAAAAGGAGATTTAGACTTTTTGACAAAAGCACAAACAATGGAGTTTATAAAGTTCAGATTTAACGTATCATTAAACTCTATTGGTATTGATAGTGTTTTTGATATTGATGAAGAACTATTAGGAACCACAGAATGGTTTGATGATGAAATCTTAACTACAAAACATACTGACTTTTTCTATAAAAGAAGTATCAATTATAGTAAGAAATCTAAATCAATCACATCGAATGATTTATTTTAAAATAAAAAAACAATAAAAAATATGAAAGAAAGAAAACCTTTTGATTGGATTAATGAAGAATCTATTACGTTTCTTCGTAGAGGGTATTTGAGTGAAGGTGAAGAACCTTTAGAAAGAATTAGAACCATTGCAGAACATGCTGAAAAGTTATTAGGTATTGAGGGGTTTGCAGATAAATTCTATGACTATATGGGTAAAGGGTGGTATTCATTATCTTCACCTGTATGGGCTAACTTTGGTAAAAGAAGAGGATTACCTGTAAGTTGTTTTGGTTCTAATATTGGTGATAATATTGAATCAATTTTATATACTCAGGCTGAGGTAGGTGAGATGAGTAAGATGGGTGGTGGAACATCAGGATATTTTGGTAATATTCGTGGTCGTGGTGAGGAAATCACAGACAACGGACATGCTCCTGGTTCAGTTCATTTTATGAACTTATTCCAATCTGTTGTGGATAATATATCACAAGGTTCAACACGTAGAGGTCGATTCTCACCATATCTACCTGTGGAGCATCCAGATATTATGGAGTTCTTAGAAATTGGAACTGAAGGATTCTCAATTCAAGATTTAACACACGCAGTGACTGTTACAGACCAGTTTATGACAGAAATGATTGCAGGTGATGACGAAAAAAGAGCAATATGGGCTAAAGTTATTCAAAGACGAGGTGAGATTGGTTATCCTTACATTATGTTTACCGATACGATGAATAAAAAAGCACCTGAAGTTTATGTAGATAAAGATGCTAAGATTTATAATTCAAATCTTTGTTCCGAAATTGCACTTCATAATTCTGAAGATGAGTCATTTGTTTGTGTATTGTCGTCAATGAATGTTCTTCATTATGACGAATGGAAAGATACTGATGCAGTTGAGACTATGGTTATGTTCTTAGATGCTGTTGTGACTGAATTCTTAACAAAAATTGAGGCATTAAGAGATAATGGAACACTTGAGGGTAAAAGAGCATTCTTCTATTTGCAAAGAGCATATAACTTCGCAAAACGTCAAAGAGCGTTAGGTTTAGGGGTATTGGGTTGGCACTCACTACTACAATCTAAAAACTTACCGTTTGATACGAGGGAAACTGCAAGACTTAATGTTGAGGTATTTAAATTGATTAAAGAAAAATCATATAAAGCATCTCAAGAATTGGCAGAAATGTTCGGTGAACCTGAATATTTGAAAGGTTATGGACGTAGAAATGTTACACTAAACGCAATTGCACCTACAACTTCATCGGCTTTTATCTTAGGTCAGGTATCACAATCTATTGAACCGATATGGTCAAATTGTTATGTAAAAGATGTGGCTAAACTTAAAGTAACAATTAAAAATCCTGTTCTTAAAAATTTGTTATCTGAAATGGGAAAAGACACTAAAGAAGTGTGGGATTCTATTAAGAAGAAAGATGGTTCAGTTCAACACTTAGATTTCTTGACTGATGAACAAAAAGATGTTTTTAGAACATTTGCAGAAATAAATCAAGCATCGATTATTAACCAAGCGGCGGTTCGTCAAAATTATATTGACCAGTCACAATCATTAAACTTAATGATTTCACCTGATATGCCGACAAAGGATGTTAATAAACTTTTGATAGATGCGTGGCAATTGGGTGTAAAAACTTTATATTACCAACATTCAATGAATTCTGCACAGGCATTTGCAAGAAAGAAATTGAATTTGAATGACCTGGCTTGTGTGGCGTGTGAAGGTTAGTCTTTAGTAAAAATTAAGGTTAAGGAAGATAAAAGGTTAGACATATGTCTGACCTTTTTTATTTTCAGTTTAGATAAAATTATCTATGTTTATATTTATGAGATATGGCAAACGGTAAAACATATGGTGTATTTTTTCCATTTAGGGATAGTCCTCGTGGCAACTACCTTAGATTAACTCAAACACCTGAAGAAGAAATTAGGGCAGATTTGTTACATCT